AGCAAATCCGCTGGATACAGCAGGAAGTTTTAACACGCGTAGGCCCGACGGGGAAAATCCTAATCGTTGGGACTCGCGTTGACCCCATTGACTTGTACCGTGAGATTCGCAATCCCGATAGGTACCCTGATAATGGTAGCCCTTGGACTTACTTGGCTATGCCGGCTGTCCTTGAGTTTGATGATAATCCAGAACAATGGAAAACTTTATGGCCTAGATCAGATCGCCCTTGGGCGAATGATCCTATGGAACCCGATGATGATGGATTCTTCCCTCGTTGGGATGGCACTCGTTTGCGTCAGCGCCGTAGCGTGGTTGACCCTAAAACGTGGGCTATGGTCTATCAGCAGCAGGATGTTGAATCTGAAGCTGTATTCTCCCCAGAGGCTGTTCGCGGTTCCGTGAACGGCATGAGAGCTTGCGGTCCACTTATTGCTGGAGCCGCTGGTCACCCAAGTAACATTGAGGGTTTCTATACCGTTTGCGGTCTTGACCCTGCTATGTCGGGTGACACGTTCGGTGTTGTGGTGTCGGCTGACCGACAGACGAAAAAACGGTACTTACTTGATGCGTCTCGTATGCCAGCACCCACACCTTCACGTATCCGTGAACTCATTGAGTCATGGACTATCAAATATAACCCACAGGCGTGGGTTATTGAAAAGAACGCTTTTCAGTTGTTCTTGACCCAAGATGAACAGATTAACCAGTTCCTCGCTTCGCGTGGTGTTAGGTTGATTAGTCATTACACCGGTGCTAACAAGATGGATCTTGAGTACGGTGTGGCTTCTATGGGTCCTTTGTTTGGTCAACTAGACCAGCAAAACAAACTTATTAAAGGCTCTAACCTGATTGAACTTCCTCGTACAGACAATGAGGGTGTTAAGTCATTGATTGAGCAGCTAGTCACATGGTCTCCTGGTACTAAGAATAAACAGGATGGCCCTATGGCTTTGTGGTTTGTGGAAACACAGATTAGGGATTATGTGAACAGTAGTGGAAGATTTGGTTCTACCTGGGTGCGTAATCCGTTTGCCACACCAAATGATTTAAAGAAGCGCCAAGTCGTTGACTTGGAAGAATTCGCTAGGCGACAGAAAATGGCAGGGAACTTTTAATGGCTAGAAACATCGAGGAGATCTCCACACGTGTGAAGTATCTTCGCCGTAGTGCCGTAGAACGCGACCAGCGTTGGTCTGATGTTCGTGAAGTTCGCAAGGGTAACATCAATAAAGTATTCCCTGGACTGTTCCCTGACGACTATCCAAAGCCTATGGTGGCTAACTTTATTGACATTGCGGCACGCGATGTGGCTGAAGTTATTGCACCACTACCTGCTTTTAACTGTAACGCTACCAATGTTGTAAGTGATGCTGCACGCAAGCGTGCTGACAAGCGTACGATGATTGTTGCTGGATACCGTGACCAGTCACGTTTACAGACCCACATGTTTACTGGCGCAGATCGTTACATTACCTTTGGTATGGTTCCTTTTGTAGTTGAGATTGACTATGAACGTCGCACCCCTATCATCCGAGTTGATGATCCATTCAACTCTTATTCTGAGTTTGACCGTTTTGGTCGCCTTCTGTCTTACAGCAAGCGCTACCTAAAGACGATTGAAGACTTGTGCATGGAGTTCCCAGAGCATGAGTCTGTTATTCGTGGTCGTTACCGTCAAGGTGGGCAAAACTCCCAGCTTGAGTTAATCCGTTACCACGACAAAGACCAAACGGTTCTATTCCTACCTGAGCGCAAAGATCATGTCTTAGCTCATGCTACTAACCCTATCGGCAAAATCATGGTTGTTTGTGCCGTTCGACCCGGTATTGATTCTGATGAGAATCTTCGTGGTCAGTTTGACGATGTACTATGGGTTCAGGTTGCTCGTAGCCGTTTTGCTACCCTTAGCCTAGAAGCAGCACAGAAGTCAGTTCAAGCACCATTTGCTCTGCCTGCTGATGTTAACGTACTAGAGATTGGTCCAGACGCAACTATCCGTTCAGCCCAGCCAGAGAAGATTCGCCGTGTTGATCTTAATGTTCCGCCCGGTCTGTTCCAAGAATCAGCTGCGCTAGATCAGGAACTTCGTACTGGTGCGCGTTACCCTGAAGGTCGTCTAGGCAACCAGTCTGGTTCTATTGTTACTGGTCGTGGTGTTGAAGCCCTTATGGGTGGCTTTGATACACAGGTTAAAACTGCTCAGAGCGTTCTTGCTGGTGCGTTCCGCGATGTTCTTGAAGTCTGTTTCATGGTTGACGAGACAGTGTTTGGCGATGTACAGAAGACTGTACGCGGTGTAGATGCTGGTTCACCTTACGAAATTACTTATACCCCCAATAAAGACATTAATGGGGAACACATCGTTGATGTGACATACGGCCTCATGGCTGGTCTTAACCCTAACCAAGCACTCGTGTTTGGTCTTCAGGCACGTGGTGATCAGTTAATCAGTCGTGACTTCTTGCGTCGTCAGATGCCTTGGGAAGTTAACGTCACAATGGAAGAACAAAAGATCGAGATTGAGAAACTTCAAGATGCCTTGATTCAGGCAGTGTCTGGTTATGCACAGGCTATTCCAATCCTTGCCCAAAATGGTGGGGATCCTTCAGACATTCTATCTAAACTTGCAAGCGTTATTGATGGCCGTCGCAACGGTAAGCCGTTGGAAGAAGTGGTCATTGCAGCGTTTGCACCACAGCCGCCACCAGCCCAAGCAGGGGTTGAGCCTACACCTGGTTCCCCCGAAGCCGGCGCACCTGGTGCTGGTGGCACTGAATTGAATCCACGTACCGGACTACCACCTAGCGTAGTCCCAGGTCAGGCAGGTATGGGTCCAGGTGGCCGACCAGCCGTACAACAGCTTCTCGCTGGCTTAACGTCACGAGGAACCCCAAATCTTGCAGCATCCGTTGCAAGAATAGTTCCAGCAGGATAAAAGGAGAAAAACAATGGCATATGGTTCAAAGAGCAAGCCAGCCACGCAGGGTTCTGCTGGCAAGGCTTATGTTCAACCAACAAAGAAGTCGGGCGTTCCATCAGGAGTTCGCAAGCCAGGCAAGTCAGAAATTCAGTTCGGTTACGCACGCGCAGGCGTTGGCGGTAGCAACAAGGGTAGCAAGTAGTCATGGCTACAATCAATAACAACTTCAAAGACCCAGGAATCCACAAGATTCCACCAAGAATAGGTAAAGGTCCAAGCAAGAATCCAAGTCGCACTAAGACAATGGATACTGCAAAGACAATGGACAGCGTGGGCAGCATGATGAAACCAGCTATTCGTTCAACAGCAGGTGACAACACAAGTATTCATGGTGATTTTTCCCCAGTTGGACTTTCAACTCACGCAAAGATTGGAAAGTAAACAATGATTAAATCAGGCGATAATGGTGGTGGCGGAAAGCCAAAGCCAAAACCAACAAACCCAAATTGGTCCTCTGGTGGCAAAACTTTGCAGGACTTTTCTAATGCCTCAGCACTAGCAGACAAAAAATACAAAGAAAACGTAGGGCTTAAAAATGGGTCTAAAGCGATGCAAGATGCTTACACTGGCGCCATGAAAGCTGCGGAAGACTACCAGTGGGCATTGCGAAATGCTCGTTCAACAGCAGGAGACAATAGCAATATTCACCCTGATGCTGGTTCAGTTGGATCTGCTACTCATGGGCCAATCGGTAAGTAACTATGTCTAAATCGCTTAACTCAGATATTGGTGGCGCTAGCGCTAGTGGCGGTAGCAGCAACAGTGGCAACAGTAACAGAAAGCCATTAGCAGAAATTGGCCAAGCAATGAAGAAGAAACCATTAGCAGAAATTGGCCAAGCAATGAAGAAGAAACCATTAGCAGAAATTGGCCAAGCAATGAAGAAGCCAGTAAAAATGCGCTCAACTGCTCACGATAATAGTAACATCCATCCTGACTTTGGATCTGTAGCATCTGCTACCAAGAAGCTAAATAACTGGATTGGTGACACTGTTGCTGAAGGCGACTTCAGTGATGCAACTAGCCGTACTCGTGCAATTAGCGATACTGCTGCTCAGGCTATCAAGCTTGGTGCTGCTAAGTCTTCTAACGCTCGCACGCTAGCAAAGAAGTTACTTGCTAACGAACTAAAGAACCGATAACTAAATAATCTTCCAGACTTAATGCTGGATGTGCAAAACAACCATTCGACTAACTAAACAGGCAGGTGAGAAACATGGCAGGTAAAGGTGGCTATCAACGCCCTACAAGTCCCGCACCAGTTTC